CTGGTCCGGAGCAGCGCAAAAAAGTCACCGAAGAAATCAAACTAGCCCGAAATATTAATGAAGTTAGCTTTAGCCCAGGCATACAAAGCCAGCGCCACGGTAGTTCCAGGAGACGCCCCAAAGTTTGTACAAGTGAAATACTCCAGAGTAGCCGGACCATTCACTTCCATTAAATTATGCCCGGCAGGAAAATTAGCTGAAGTAAAATTTCCTCCCCCTGAGATTCCGAAGTTAGAGAATCTACCTTCTACTGGGACAGCAAAACAACCAACACCGCTCTGCCCGTGATTACAAGCTCCCGTCTCAGGAAAAGACGGAGTAAGATAGAAAACTGTTGTACCAGATCCTCTACCATCAAATTCAACTCCAGCAGCGTATAACAAATTCCCGAGTAATGTAGAGCCAATTAAAGCAGGCGCAGCTTGACAAGCTGCGGGTTGTTCGTAAAAATGCGGAGTTGTAAATAAGTAATTACCTGCAGCCCAGTGGCCTCGTGGACATTGGGAAGCAGTCGCCATCGATGCGTCTAACGCAGCGGCTCCTGCGTCATCAGTGTTACCCCAAATAACACAACCAATTCCTGCCCCAGAGCTTCCGGGTCCGGCTGCTTGAGAAAGAGTCACTTGCGTAGAACTAACGAAAGCAGCAATGGTGGTTGCGGTGGTCACCATAGGATTGTTATTCGATGCGGATGTATTAAAATCCGCTGCACAAGAACCGTAACCGAAAATTCTCTTGGCTCCGTTAGGATTTCCCGTTCCAGCATCAAAAGCCGTGAACGGTCCTGCACTGGTGTTAGTTACGGTACCAGATGTTGTTGAAGAAGCGTTCGCATGAGTCAAAGCGCAACTAACCGAACTAGTCGTTACTGCGGTGAGCGTACAAGTCTGGTTGAAGAAAGCATCTCCACCGCTGAAGCCAGTCACCGTAATGCTGTTCCCGACAGCCCAGTTTGAGTAGATGTTAACCCCAGAGAAGGTATAGGTCGCTACGTTTGTTGTCACTTGTCCAGAAGCTAGACTTAACTGTGTATTACACGTTACCGTACTTGAACCATTAGAATACGTGCAAAGTTTAGAAATCTGAGTATTCGCGGGGGTAAAAAAACAGTTTCCTAGATTAGACGTAGGGCAAGACGGACTTAAATAAAAACCCATGAGCGGAGCCGCACCCGAGCCTACTCCTCCCCCACCCGTAATACTTATGTTTCCGCTACCGTCAGTGGTCACTGCCTGCAGTTGACCATTAGGAGCCCGCCCATAAATCATGACCGGATTAGGAACACTGTTATTGATTATATCAGCCATTATTCACTCTTAACTTAATTTTCCTGTTCCGTCAGTGGTAACAGCTTGAAGCTGACCGTTCGGGGCGCGTCCATAAATCATGACGGGTCTCGGCACTCCGTTTGCTATCGTGTCTACGGCTGAAGTACTTCCACTCAAACTCAAATTCCCGTTTCCATCAGTAGTAGCTGCTTGTAAGGTTCCGTTAGGAGCCCGCCCATAAATCATGACCGGAGTGGGCTGTCCGTTCGAGATTATATCTGCCATTTGTTAAGTTCCGTAAATCTGTTGCTCGGGATTTTGATAGTTCGGCATCCCTTCCCACTGAGTCGGAGGGGGTACTACTATTTCTTGACGGTCATAACCGTCTCGTTTCCAGATAGGGTTTTCCTTGTCTGGATTGTGTGGAAACATGCGTTCGTGAATTTGTTTTTGTTTGAGAAGATCCCACGCGGCAGTTTGTTTTTCTTGCTCCGTTACAGGAACTGCAATGTCTCCGGGCAAGTATCTGGATAGATACGCGAGCATGTCCACGGCGTCGTCTTTGCGATTCGATCCGGGCTTGAATTTTACGAACTGCTTCACTACATCGTCTATGCAAGCTATTTGGTCGGAAAAGAAAATCCGGTTCTCAATGAAAACAGTTTCGAGTTTCTCGGCCCGAACATTTTTTGCGCCTTTTTGGTTGGTGGTGGGAACCCATTCGATTCCAGGACAATCTGGATAGCCGACTCTGGCAAGAGCCCGAAGAATATCGTTTTCCAGAAAATCCGCGCCAGGAGATTTTTCAACGCCTGCTTTTTCCAAAGGCTTCCAGCGAGCGGCTAGATTTGCTACTTGAAATGGAAGTTCCGACTTACTGAACCGGCCCATGATAATTTCGGGCACAAACATGCGTCCGGCTAACGGTCCTGCGGTTGTGAACAAACCGATCCCGCCAACAGAGAAGTCCGATCCGTCGCCATCGGTCTTGGCAAAATCCCAAAACATAGCGACGAAATAGCATCCGGGTTGTGGAAACTGTTCCGAAGAAATAATGTGTTTCCGGAACATGGCTTCGGTGAACTTAGTTACTTTAGAAGCGTTCGGGTTGATTAGATACTGGCACGAGAAAATAAATGCGTCAGTCTTGTACTCATCCATCAAAGCTTTGAAGGTGAGGCGCTCGACTCCGTTTCCGTCGATAGGAAACAGAAGATCCACGTCATCCGCAACTAGTTCGTCTAGAGTTTTCTTACGAGCGTGGGGTTTTACAATCCAACAGGGTTCGGCCAAAACTTCAAGGCCCGGCAAACTTTCTTGCAGAGAAGCGTAGGCATCGTCGCTGTTATATGGAGTTCCGACGTAATCTCGGTAGCCGTAAAGGTCGATGATGAAGCGGGCTAGTTTGATTTCTTCGGTGACTTTTTTGCGCTGCTCCGGACCAGACATCGGGCCAGAATTTTTATTGGACACGCAATCATCAAACTTCCCGACATCCGCGTGCTTACCTGCCGTGCTCATTCCCAACGACAAAGCCAGAAGAGTCGGCTGGGGCTGGGTCTCTATGCGAGCCCGACTCATAAACTGATCTTCAGCTTCTTTTTTCTTTGCGGGCCAACAGTGGGCAAAATACAACATCTGGAACTGGGTTAGTTTGGTTTCGTCGGGCACCAAGAAATGCGAACGTACTTGACGGACAAAATCTGTAGCCAACGATTCTTCCGCGGTCATATACATAACACGGATGTTCGGGAAGCACACGATCCACTGAACCACGTCGGCCATGTCTATACTGGATTTGAAACTACTCCGTGGATACAGAAGTAACCGATTTTTTATCGTGCTCTGTTTGGCTACAGCCTCTTTCCAGCTTTTGGCGTCCACGTACGGATTTTTTTTTATGAAGAAATCATCCGTAATAGGGCGGTGAGTTTTCTCGACAAGAGCCAAGCCCAGAAGATTAGTAGACAGCCAATACAGATCAGTCTGTCCTTTACGGTAATCACTTTCCCAAATTTTGGGATCGTCATAACCGAACTCCTGCCACTGCTTTTCCGACTTCGATTTAGTAGCCGCGCTTTTTGCGTCGGCGTAAAGTTTTTCAAAGTCGAACGGCGTGTACATTTATCCTCTTAGACTTTTTCACCTTCTGCGGCTTCTTTGGCGGCGGGTTCGGGAGCCTTTTTCTCGGCTTCCTCGTCGTCGCCCATGCCTAGAATTTCCTTAATACGTTTTCCTAGTTCCGATGTGTTCTTGACCGCGTAGCTCTGGTCCTGACCACCCTCAATAGGCATATGACGGACAGTGTGAGAACCGTCCCCGTGATGGTCGATGCTCGTGCTGCGCATCCCATGTTTGGGTTTCTGACTGGTTCCGAGAGCTGCGGTTGCTTTGTCCAGTACGGACTTGTCCATCTTAGATGCTGGGAGCACTTGTTCATCCTTATGGAGTTTGTAAACTCCAGTTTTAGGCACTGTTCCGCCTTTTTTGAAACTACCTTCTGCGGCTTTGCCTTCCGCTTGACTTTTCAGGCGCTCTCTAATACCAGCGCCAGCATCGAAGGCTTCTCCCTTGAGTCCTTCTCGTGATGGAGAAGGGGCAGATTTTGCTGGGGCCGGAGCAGGAGCGGCCTTTTTGGGCGAGAACATGCCGGGATTTTTATCCCCCGTGCTCGCAGTAAACTTGTTTGCGCTCGCAAGCGCACTCTTGGCACCAGCCAAGGCTTTGGATACGAAATCTTCGTTAGGCATTTAGATTCTCTATTTTCTCTTTTGCGATGATCGAAAATCAGCCTCACGAAGAGGCGTTACTTTTTCGGGAAGGCTCAATCCTTTTGAGGCTTTATCCCATTCGGCTACTTTTTTCTTTCCACCGAGCGCTTTTACACCAGCCGGAGTGTGCGCCCAACCTTGCTGCTTTTTTGATTTATATGGCATTGTTCAGATCCGAACAGAAGAGGGATGCTCCGAAGAACATCCCTATCTGAGTACGCTACGAGGATTTCACTCGCATTCTTTTTCTTGGTTGATTTAAGCTTCTAGAACGAACGACGTGAGGTTGGCAACCGCGGGGCTGACTATGCTCAAGAGGTTGGAAGCCGCCGTAACTAGCGCCACGGTGAACTGGAGTGGAGGTTCGGTCGCAAAACTGACG